AAGAAGGAGAATCTGTTACAAATGCAGCAGGAAGCAATACTACAACAATTCAAACAATAAATGAAACTGGTGATATTTATTATAAAGATTTAGTTCCTTTTTATACACAAAGTATAAATAATGTAAATCGTTCAAACAATCAAAATGAAGCATATAAGCTGATTATTAAGTTATAATAGGAAAATAATAATGACAACTCTTTCAACTAACTTTAATGTTTCACCATATTTTGATGATTATAATGAAGATAAAGATTTTTATAAAATTTTGTTTAGACCTTCTGTTGCTGTTCAAGCAAGAGAATTGACACAACTTCAAACAATTCTACAAAATCAAATTCAAAGATTTGGAGAACATTTTTTAAAAGATGGTTCTATTGTTGACGGTTGTGGAATAATTTATCGTAATAAAGTTTCATATATAAGTTTGGCAGATTTTTTCAATACAAATACTAATATGTTTGTAAGTGATTTAAATTCGTCATATGTAATTACAAATTCTCAAGATTCTAATGTTGCGGTTCGTGCTAGTATTTTAATAGCAAAAGATGGTTTTGAATCTGAATATCCTAATACAAATAGATTATATCTAGATTATTATTATAGTGGTCAAAATACTTCTGGTGGAGAACAATCTGAATTTCTTCCAGGAGATACTCTATACATTTATAGTTCAAATCAAAATAGAACAAATACTCTAGATTCGAATAATTTTGTTGATAGTATAGAAACACTCGCAACAAATGGTAGTTTTACTTCTAATGGTGTATCTTTTTGTATACAAATTACTGATGGAACTATTTATCAAAAAGGTTTTTTTTCAAGAGTTAATAATCAAGTTATAACTGTAAATGATTTTTCTACTAATGTTGATGGATATGTTGTTGGTTTTGAAACTACTGAATCTATTGTCAATGAAAATACTGATGAATCTATTTCAGATAATGCTCTTGGATATCCAAATGAAAATGCTCCAGGAGCACATAGATTAAAACTAGAACCAAAATTAGTATCTAAATTAAAAACTGACACAGCAAATTTAATAAATTTCTTTTCTATTGTGGAATTTGATGGAAGACAACCAACAATTCAAAAAGACAACCCACAATATGCTGCTATAATGGATGAGTTTAGTAAAAGAACTTATGAAGAATCTGGTGATTATTATATAAAACCATATAATGTTGAAAGTATATTATCTTCTAATTCTTCAGAATTTACATATTCAATTTCACCAGGATTGTCATATGTAAGAGGTGTAAGAATTGAAAAAGTAGGTAATGAAACAATCACAGTTCCTAGAGCAATAAATGTTGATTATTCTCAGAATGAAATAATTAAAGCTAATTATGGAAATTATATTTTCTGTAATGAATTTTTAGGAATGTTTGATACAGAACAGATTGATGAAGTGTCATTATACGACACTGCACAGAGATCGTTGTCTGAATATGAAGGAATTACTGCAACACCAATTGGGAGTGAAGTTGGAAAGGCTAATATTAGATCAGTTATTTATTATTCTGGTGATAAAAACACTTCAAATGCTTTGTATAAAGTTTATTTGTTTAACATTAAAATGAATTCTGGTAAAAGTTTTAGTTCTGATGTAAAAAGTATTTATGGAACTAGTGGTTCTTTTGGTGGTTGTAAAGCTGATATTGTTTTAGAAAATTCAAAAGCAGTTTTAAAAAATATTAAAACTAGAACTTTGTTTGATACAAAAATTGAAGCTGTTAAAACACTTACTAATAATACTGGTATTGGAGATACATTTTATAATTATACGCAGATAAAATCTGGAACATTAGATTCTGATGGTACAATTACTATATCATTAGACACAGCAGGTCCTGGCACTGGATCTGAAAGATTAATAAGTTCTGATGTTAACGATTATATTATTACTGCAAGTACAAATGCGTATAGTTCTAATTTATCAGGAACTATTGCATATACTAGTGGAGATGTTGTGTTTACAGGCACATCTACTAGTTTTGATACTGAATTGGCAGCAAATTCAAATATTCGTGTATATGATGGTTCTTCTTATCATCTAAGAAGAGTTGTTTCTATTCAAAGTGCGACAGAATTAACTGTAGATAATGGTATTAATGGTTCTAATACAGGAGCAAATTTTCAACAGTATTATGTTGAAGGTACTTCTTTTCCAATAGAATCCATAACTTTAAATTCTAATACATCGTTTACTGCTAATTTATCATTATCAACAGCATCTCTTGACTCTGGTTCAATGACTGTTCATTGTTCATATCCTGTTAATAGAAATTTATCTACAGAAATTCCTAAAAATATAAACAAAAATAGATACCTTAAAATTGATTGTTCTAACAATACCAATGGTTCTGTAGGTCCTTGGAATCTTGGATTAGTTGATGTTCATAAAATTAATAATATTTTTGTTGGATCTGCTTATTCTAATAGTTCTATAGACAGATCATCTTGGTTTGTTTTAAATAGAGGTCATAAAGATAATTATTATGATCATTCTTCTCTGATAATTAAACCTGAATATGCATCTCAAATATCAGCATCTACAAAATTATTTATAGATTTAGACCATTTTGTTGCAAATACTAATCAATCAGTAGGTTATTTTTCTGTTGAGTCCTATCCAATTGATGATGTTAACACATCAAATACAAATGCTATACAAACTATAGATATACCGTTTGATACATTAGATATAAACAATCTTCGTAATTATATTGATTTTAGACCACAGAAATATAATACTGCAAATTCTGTTGCAAATGGAGATGTCTCAAATACTTTTATAACGATAAATCCTGCCTCAAATAATGATTTTAATGTTCCTGCTTCTGGACAGTATCTTATTAGACCTGATACTAATTTTACTGCTGATTTTGAATATTATTTACCTAGAATTGATGTTATTACTTTAGATCAACAAGAAAATTTTAATGTTATTCAAGGAGAACCTTCTACATCTCCAAGAATTCCTTTTGTTGATTCAGATTCATCTAAAATTGCATTTGTTGATGTTCCTGCATTTCCTTCAGTAACTGTTCGTGAAAAAGAAAATTATAGTTTTTGGAATCAAATTACTGTAAATTTAGTTGGTAATAAAAGATATACAATGTCTGATATTGGTACTTTAGAAAACAGATTAAAAAGAGTAGAATACTATACTCTTTTAAATACTCTAGAGCAAAGTGCAAAAGATTTAACTGTACCAGATCAAAATGGATTAAATAGATTTAAAAATGGAATTTTTGCAGATCCGTTTAATAATCATAATAATGGTAAAGTTGATAGTTTTGAATATAAAATTGCAATAGATGGTGAAAGAAAAGTTGCAAGACCTAGTATATCAAGTCATACAGAAGATCTAAAATTTAATTTAACAAATAGTACTTCCGTACAAAAAACTGGAGTTTCATTAACATTACCATATAACAGTGAAACTTTTATAAATCAAAGTTATGCTTCAAAATTTAGAAATTGTGCTGAAGCATATTGGCAGTGGAATGGATCAATTAACCTATATCCTTCATATCATTTTAACAGAGATGAAGAAATAAATCCAAATCAAGTTGTAAATCTAGATTTAGCTAGACCTTGGGAACAATTTGCACAAACTCCATTCGCTCAAAGATTTGGTGACTGGAGAGTGACAAATAATTTCACTTGGTTAAATGCAACGCAAAGGATAGGTCGTGAAGTATTTAGAAGAGCAAGAGTAGAATCACAGCGTGTAATAGATAATTTAGGTGTAGATGTTACAAATGAAACAATTGACCTTGGTTCTTATTTACAAGACATTACTATTCAACCATATATGGCAAGTAGATTAGTTGCTTTTGAAGCATATAATTTAAAACCAAATTCTATTGTTCACGCTTTTTTTGATGATATTAATGTTGATGAACATTGTGCAGTTGGTGTTCTTTCTGGAATAAATGATTATGCTGATGGTCGTGAAGATCAATATGTTAGACAAACAGGTTCTTTTGGTGGTCAGTTATTAACTGATAGCACAGGAACTATTCGTGGAGTATTTAGAATACCAGCACAAACTTTTAGAACTGGAGATAGAGTTTTCCAACTTACAAATGTCGACGATCTTGTAACTGGTGCTGATGCAAGAATAGTATCAGCTAAAGCAACTTTTACTGCTGATAATGTTTCTGTTACACGAGGATCTACTACAATTAATGTAAGACAACCTCAAATTTTTAATAGACAAACTGTTGAAAGACGGTATGCAGATCAATGGAGATTTTGGAGGGTTGATCCTATAGCTCAATCTTTTAGTATGCCTTTGCCCGATGATAATTCAACTGGATTTTTCTTAACTGAAATTGGTGTATATTTTAAAAAGAAAGATCCGTCTTTAGGTGTGACTCTGTTAGTAACAGAAATGAGAAACAACCAACCTGATGATCGATTTATATTAGATCAAACACATTTAACTTCTTCGGAAGTTTCTGTAAGCGATGATGGTTCAGTAGAAACACGGTTTGTGTTAACAAATCCAATTTATTGTTTATCAGACAATGATTATTGTTTTATGATACAACCAGATTCTAATTCGTCAGAATATGAAATTTGGGTAGCTGAAACTGGAAATTTTGATACTATTACCCAAGAACAAATATATTCAAATCCATATTCTGGAATGATGTTTATTTCTGCTAATAGAAAAACTTGGACATCATTCCAGAAAGAAGATATTAAATTTAAAATTTATAGAGCTAATTTTACAGAGACAAGTGGAACTGCTGTATTTAATAATCAAGATAATGAATATTTAAATGTAGATCAATTTAATCGTGTTAATACTTCAATTGGAATTAATGTTGGTGATATTGTATTAACAGTAAATTCTTCTGGTGTGGATTTATCTAATAACGATAGTATTGTCTCAAATACTTTGACAGCAGGTGTCACTGGATTAGTTTCTTACATAAATGAAGCAGAAGGAAAAATAACTTTAAATACATCCACTGCAATTGGTTCTAATGTGTTTTCTAATATTACAAATCCAACCATTGCTATATACAGTTTAGATGATACTAGTAACTTAAATTCTATATCAGCAACAAATTTAGTTGCATTTGCAAATGTAAGTTTAGTTGAAGATAAAGAATATCATATGATTGTTCCTTCTTTTGGTGTTTTACAACCATCAGGAACAAATTTAACATACGCTAATAAAGGTGTTAGCAATACTAATGTCATTGATAGTTCATTTATTTCTACAAGAAATAATGAAGAAACAGAATTTATAGATTATGAAAGAATATTAAAATCAAAATCTAATGAAATAGTAGATATAACTGGTCAAAAATCTATACAAGCTAATGTTAATTTAACATCTACTTCAAATTTTCTGTCACCAGTTATAGATCTATCTAAAAAGATGTCATTGTTTGTTGAGAATATTATTAATAATGATGCTACTGATGAAGACACTAGATATGGGAATTCATTAGTTAGATATATTTCTGAAACTGTTGTATTAGATGAGGG